TCTGTGCTTCTGATTGTCTATCTTTACCATACTTCACTTCGATCTTGACTGACTTACCATTGATAGTAGCTGAGATGTCAGCTGTGCCCTTAGTACCTTGCCCTGGTGTCCACTTACCGGGCAACTGCTTTGTGTAGGCTATCTCACCAGTGCCAACTTGTATCTTGTTACCTTCTCTGTATTGTCCCTGATTGCCAATCCTCTCAGCTTGATTGCCAGTTGCATTGATGTAAAAAATTATTAACTTAGTTAGGCTATTAGCTGAGTTATCTGACCACTCTGTTAGTCCAATGTACTTTGGATTCATGCTAGGATACTTAGCCATTGATATCTCAAGTTCTAATGCTTTAAGTTTTGCTTTGTTTTCTTTGGTCATTTAAAATAGTTTTTGTTGTGCTACGTGGTTGTTAATTCGTGTCATTGCTTTATCGAAGTACTCTTTGTCAAGTTCACACGCTGTTAAGTCAAATTTGTAATCGTGGCAAGCTATTGCAATTGAGCCACTGCCTAAGTGGGTATCAAGTATTTTATCGTTTGGTTTTGTTTTACAATATTCAAACATAAATTGATAAACATAAATAGGTTTTTGAGTAGGATGAAAACGCTCTAAATCTGTGCTTGACTTTTTCATTATTTTAGCGGGTTTATCAAAAGAAGTCCAAACTAATTCACAAGCTGAAAGTGTTGGCATTGCTTGATTTTTATCCCAACAAACAAATCCTCTTGTATTAGGTAAATATTCTAAAAAATAATTCGCTCCAAATACAACTTGATTTTTAGAAACCCTAAATAATTCATTCCAATATTCAGAACTTGGTAATATATCCCATTTTTTATCCACATACAAAAGTCTTGATGGGTCGTCTTTTCTTTTACCGCCACCATTACTTAACCTATCTCCTAAACCATACGGAGGATCAACAATAGCCAAATCAAAGTAGTTATCAGGATAGCGTGCCATAAGCTCCATGTTATCCTCGTTGGTTATTGTTATCATATCTCTAAGTATATCATTTGTAATAATAACTCTTTTAAACTTAGACATGGGCTTAATGACTCTATGTCTTCTCTTTCAGTTACTGTACCAAATGAGCCTTTAAAATTGGTAGTAAAGGACAATATAGTAAAGTGTCCATCGTATTTAAATGTAGCTATTGTACACACTGTAGACATCAATTCATTGACATCCATTTGATCCATCATTTTTTTATTCATTTCTCTTCTATTTTTTTAATTAAATTTATTACTTGTTGTCTACTTATACCTAACTGCTCAGCTACTTTTGTTCTGTTAAAATTACTATCTGACTTGTAGATAGCTAATAATTTGTCATAGGTAGTCTCAGCTCCTTTCATAGCTGTTTTAATATCTTTTAATTCAGCTGCTTCAATCTTTATTTTCTTAGCATTCATGATAAAGTAGTTGCTCAACTTTTCAGCTTTTAAAATACTATCTTTAGATATTTCTAATGCATTGACTTTCTCACAAAAATTACTAGAAAAAAGATGTATTAATAGAGCAAATCTAGGGATGTAAGATTTCTGCTTAGGATACATTGACTTAAGATATTCATTCTCCTCATCATTGTTTTGCTCCTTAGTTATTCTGTTAAAGATTCGCTTCCATTCCTCTTTTGCTTCTTGCTTGAACTTTACTGTGTTAGTAATTATCTTACCATCATTATCTCTCTTTATGAATGCACTCTTTAAACCTTGATAAAATCTAGTGATAGTATTACTATACCACATAATGTCAGCTATGTGCATTTCATTTTCATTGTACTCTTCTACCTTAGCATCAGGAAAGCTCAATAGCATACGGTCTAAGAATCCATTGTCCTTATTTTCATCAGTTGCAAATTGGTTAAAGATACTTGGCTGGATACCACCTAGCACTGGTATAAATGGTCTCTCAATAAATGATCCTTTGCGAGTCATTCTATTAACAGATACTGACTTACTGGACCAGCATGATAGCCAAAATTCCAAATCAGATCCAGCTCTATACTTATTCATGTCCTTAAACCATCCAGCTAGCTCATCTTTGAACACACCAACTGCATTATCTGACTCCTGATGTAAGTCAACTAATGCCTCTAATGTAATATCATTGGCTATAAACTGAGTCTTTTTAGGTTTCATAGGCTCAGGATGTTCTTCTTTCTCTTTCTTAGTTAAGTCATTGTAGTAGTTGAACACTTCCATCTGATCTGAGTATCTCTTTATCTCTTTGAAATTTAATACATTTAATGGCTTTATTATGTTATCAATGCTTGGAGTCTTACCTATACCAGCTCTACCAACTACAGCCAGCCAAATTACACCAGGCTCAGTCCATCCTTTTTTAACTTCAATCTCATAGGTGTTACCTACACATACAGATATCAACCAAAGTAAACTGCATCCCATGTAATCAATGTTAGCATCTAACTTATTGTTACATTCTAAAATATAGTGCTGTATCTCTTCAGGAAATATGTCTAAAGGAAAGTTAATACCTGATATTGGCAAAGGTTTATCAATTTTAGGTTTATCCTTTTCAATTTCTTTCTTTCTCCTAGATCCAAATCCTTGTTCATACAAGTCTTTAGTAGCCTCTTTAAAGTCACCATTGTGTTTTTTCCATGCGTATGCCACAAATGGACTTATTAACTTTTCATGAGGATAAACTGTGCCAGTTGAAAACAAGTACATACATCCACTATCTTTGAACACACTACCTGAGTGAGCAGAAGTTGCTCCATGTCTTTTGATTAGGTAGTGGTCTTTCTTTTGACCATTGGTAGGGATAAAGAAATCATCTTGAATGACTGACCAAATATCTGTCTTATCATTGAAATCTTGCCAAGGTGTCACCTCATCATCTGAGTATATCTTTGGCTCTTTCTTTGGCTCTTCAGGAGCTTTCTCAATGTGATTGTAAGCTGAGGATAAGTTCCAAAGTGTTTGACGATCATCATCTGTTATAAATTCTAGTTGAAAATAAGATCTAGTATTGTCTAATTTTTTCCCTGGATAAACAAAGACATAGCCACCAGTCCCTCTAGTCTCAATTACAGCTTCTTTATGACCTTTTAACTTAGCTATCTTTGAGTTACCTACTACTCTTTTAGACTTGTATAAGATGTGATAGCCACCGCTTTTAGTTACATAGACAGAAAACTTTGTCTCAAAGTCTAAGATGTTATCTTTAAGAGTCTGATAGTATTCCTTCCAAAACTGATCCTTCTCAAGTTGTGTTGAGAATACCTTAGTGTCTACATCAATGACCTCTAATGATTCAAAGCCAGTGACTATTCCTATTCCTTTTGTAGATTGTTTTCTTAGATTAATTAAGAATTGCTCTTGTGTTAGTTTTTCAGATTGACATTCTTTCCAAGTATGATTTGGAATTTTATCATCTCCAATAGTTATAACTGAAAAGTAATCTAAAAAATTTAATGCTTGTAGTTCTTCCATTCTGCATAATGTGTTTAAAAAAGTAAAGCCCATTAATCTCTTCCGATGCAGCGGTGTTGACTAATGAGCTTTAAATAATGTCCTTGTGACTATCAATTAACTTTCTGCATTGTTAATTTTCACTCAGCAAATATAGTAATTTTTCTTTAATTACAAATTTATTTTAGGTGTAAACTACTGTAAAGTGACTTTACACCTGACTTTACAGTAACTTCTTAGTGTTTATAAGGCTTGTAGCCATTTTAGGTGTAAAGTTTACAGTAAATCGTATTTTTAAATTTATTTTTAATTTATTTTTTTTTTACCTACTGTAAAGTCACTTTACACTTTACACTTTACACCACTCTTTCTAAGTACTGATCATTCTCTATCCTCTCCTTAATGATTCTCAAATCAGTTGTATTGTTGCACTTCATAACATCCTCAAAAATAGAGTACTTAGGTAGCTGAACTGGTGGATAAAGATAGTCTTTAATTGGTGCAATTGCATCATCATAGAGCTTGTCATAGTTTTGAAACTGATTGTCTACTTTAAGTCCATGCATCACAGTAACATGGTCTTTGTCCATTATTTTACCTATCTGAGTTTTATTTATTTTCAATTTGTACAGCTCAGAGAATAAATAGTATCTCTTATACACCAGCTCTCTTTGTCTACTTTTATCGCATAGGTTGTGGAGCTCTATCATGTATTTGATTTTATCTATCATGATAGCTTCTTTTGGTCAATATTCTTAAAGATGTCAGAGTCTGAGTCTATCCTTCCAGTAGCTTTGATAAAGTCTACCTCTAGCTTAGCTGAGTTGATGATAACAGATCCAATTGAGCTGATAGCTTTTGCCTTGTCAACCTCTTCTTTAATCTGTTCATTTGTTAAAGACTCATCATTAAGTCTTTCTAGTGCTGCAAACATGTGATCACGTAGATCACTTATTTTGTTTCTTGCCATTGATTGTTTTGTTTAGTTTAGTTGTTAATTTAATTATTTGTTGTATCTCTTGAGGGAATCTTTGGATGCTATTTCTTATGACATTGTCCTTCATACTGATACATTGTAAGTTTTCTAGTTGACAGTTCCTGGTGTTACCATCTATAAAAGTTACTATGTGTTTTTTAGGAATTGCCCCATTAGCATCTGTCCATATTTTTTGATGGTAAAGAATCCACTTGCTATCAGCTACTTTGTAGTATTGATAAACTTTACCTCCATCATCTTTTCTCTCTACTATAGTTCCATCAGGTTTCCAGTTGTAGGGTCTATTGCCTTTTTTAAACATTGTAGCTTTGACTTTGTCATAGACTTCTGTAGGCATTTCTTTACCTTTGTTAAATGGTGTATGTCCAGGTGTAAATCTAAACTTTTTACCACCATTAATTAAATTCTGTCTACCTGATGAGTCTGACCTTTTAAACTCTAGTGTTTTTTTAAGTCCCATTGAGAAGGCTCTATTAGCCACTTGAGAATAAGTCAATCCTAAGTCATCAGCAATACCTTGAGTCCTTTCATGAGGGAATCTTTGTCTTATGATTTCATTAGGTGTCATAGCTCTTCTACTTTATAACCATTATTAATATACCATTGTGGAGTCTCAGGTAGGTCATCAGGATACTTCTCATCTTGTAGGCATCCATTGTGGTCAAGGTAGCAATACCACCAAAATCCACCGAGCTCTTCTACTGAGTCCTCTAACCATATTCTATGTGTTGCTTTCATAATGCTTGTATTTTTTGTTTAACTTTGTTCCAATACTGCTTAAATGGATTAGGTAACATAACATTGTCCATTGCTTGAATTACCTCATCAACTGCAATCAATGCACATTGCTTGGCTATCACAGTACATAGTATCTCCTCACCACATTCAGTATCACTGTTCATTAGCATTATCCTATAGCTATCTACTAACTCTATTGCTTTGTCTTTTGGTTTCATATTATCTCAGGTTTACAATTGTCTTGGTAGTATTCTTCTGCTGTGAAATCAAAACCTTCAGCTCCATTTTCATAAGCATCAATTATCTGCTCTTTCTCCATTTCAATAGCCTTATACATTGCTATTCTTAGCTCCTCAGATATTACAAATCTGCATGAGATTTCATCTATCAGGAATTTTATTGCTGTGTCTTTCATATCATTTCAATTTTTAAGATTAAACCTATCCATCTGTCCACCATCAGGAATGCATGTTGTTTGTCGTATGCCTTCACTATCTTGAAGGACTTGTCTTTCATTGTTACTCTGTATGTTTTCATTTTTTGCTCTTAAATAGTTAATATAAAGTAGTATATTAAAGTGA